GTAAAATCTTCTCCTACCACACTGTATCCTTCGTTTGTTTTGTTTAAAGATCCTACACCTCTTGATGAAACACCAAGTTTAACACCTTCATCTAATAAATTAGATGCGATCTTACCCATTGGAGTACTAAGAATCTTTGCTTTTCCTATAAAATTATTTCCACTCTCTTTAAGGGAAACAATTTTATGAGAAACCCTGTCAAGGTTGACAGTTGGGCCATCTGGATGACCCAGTTCACCAAGAGCTCTACCTTTCTGAACAAAGTTTTCGTTATATCTTCCAACTTCACGAGCAAGAGTGTTCATTGGATACATTCTGCCATTACGATTTTTTATTTCACCTTGAAGGAATACTCCTTCGATAAACAGATTTTTCTTACCGTTGCGACTCTCAACAATAACTTCAACCTGTTCTATTTCTTCTCTAATAAGTTTCATTATTGTGCTCCTGATATTTGAACTTGTTGTGCAAATAATTGACCAGCTGTTGTATGGTCAGTCACCGCTGAAACAGCCAATTGTCTTCTTGCCGATGCAGCAGTCACGACTGCGTTGTCGGAGTTAAGAACTCGACTGTCATGATCAATTGTTAATTTAGCACCAAATTGTGCGTATCCAATCGTTCTAGCTTCTTGTACTGAAACAATTTTTGCTGTCGTATTGAACCCAGTGACACCAGTGACACCAGATATAACAAGAACATCATTAACCTTAAATGGATTACCCATTCCCTCTGGGAGTGTAACGACTGTTGCAGCTCCCTTTGTAATTCCAGCAACTCCGATAGAACTAACTCTACCTAAATTTAAAGTTGCAGAACTATTTGCAGGGACATAGTAATCAGTTGTAGTTGCAGGCCCAGTAGTTCCAATTGCTACATGTTGACCAGCGTTTTTAGCAACAACTCTAATTGTGTCCGATTGTACTGTAAAAGTTTGTGAAGCACTTGTTTGATTCGTTGCAAAACTAAAGCCAGCGCCTACAGGTTGATGTGCCATTTACTCTTCCTCTTCGGTTTCTTCTTCATAATCAAGTTCACCAACTGTTTCTGCATCTGGTTCCACATCTTCAACTTCTTCATCTTCAACTTCATAACCCAACATTGCATTTGCAACCGCAGGCTTAAGAGCATCTACTCTTTCGGTAGCCTTTTGCATTAATTGAGTTTTTATTGAATCGCTAATTTCAGATGGAGATTCATCCGCAATCATCAAGTTCATTAATTCATCCATGAGATAAAAATTCTATACCTATGTTTTATTTATATGTCGCCACCTTTGGGAGATTCTGGAGCTTCTACACTCGATTCATCAACTTCTGGTTCGTTCGTTGGTTTTCCAAGATTTCCACCCGATTGTGACATCTGAGACATCATCATTTCTTGTTCAGTAGGTAAAATAATTCCAGCTGCTCTCTCTGCATCCATGATTTTATCTTGCTCTACAATTTCAGAATCTGTTTGGCGTAAAATCTTACGACGAATGAAATCAACAGAATAGTATTTTCCAATATAAGGATCAGCAGTTTGTACAAGTCCTAATCTTTCATTCATCAATTCTGCATCCTTAAGTTCAGCAAAGTGATTATCATATAAGAAATCATATTGAATATGATCACTCATACCCTCCCATTCTTCGGGAGTGATAACATTTTTTAGAATTAATTGAGTTTTAAGTATATCATGGAAAAGATTACTAAATCTTTTTCTCATTCTTCCAACAAACTTAGTAAATTTAAGTTCGTCTCTTAATATTTCTGATGAACGACCTAAACTAAATCCACTATTATCTGCCATACGAGACTCAGGAACATTTAAAGAACGGAAAAGTTTCTTTTGGAAATACTCTACATCTGTAAGTTCTCCTAAGTTTTGTCCGCCAGGCAATGTAGAAATTTCTGTTCCACGACCACCCTCTCTACGAGGAAGCCAGAAATCTTCCATCATTGACATATATTTCTTATCATCACGAACCTCACCAGTGTTTGCATCGTAAGTTAATTTGTTACGATAACGACTCATTACCTCACGAAGATATTGTTCTGCCTTTGCCTTTGGTAAATTACCAACATCAATATAAAATATTCTTCTTTCTGGAGCACGAGACATACGATAGATAACCAGTGAATCTTCAATCATTCTTAATTGATTCAATGATTTAATCGCCTTCTGTAAATAAGAAAGAACAGTTTGTTTATTACGATCAACTAATCCTGATGTGCAATATGCAATCGCATCTTTAGCAAACTTAACTGCATCCTTTTGTTGACCTGTAACAGCAACAGAACCATATTGATTTTTCTGATATGAATTAGGTGTGTATATAAAATATTCTGATAGTCCTTCAAAATCTGCATTTATTGGATCTTCATTAGCGCCTGGATTATTGCCTGGCGTATATTGAATTGCGTTTGCACCACCTTTTTTCTTTTGTTCTCTTACATATTTAATTTTAAGTGCGTCAATATATCTAAGTTCTTTAATTCCTTCTTCTGGTTTTTCTAAATCTATCACTTTATGATAGTATATTCTTCCATCTACATACCAGTTACGAAATATCTCATGTGCTTTTTTATCAAAGTCCAGCATTTCTTTAATATACTGAAACTCCCCACGAATAATATCTTTAACTTTAGGCCCTACGTTTAGATTCTCAAGGTCAATCTGAATTGGTGAATCATTTTGATCTGCAACTATTGCTTCGCACAAAATATCCTCTATCGCAGAATCCACTTCGGGATGTAATGACATCTCACGATATCTACGAATTAGATCATATTCTGTTTTAAATACGCCCTCTACATCAAGATATTGACCATAAAATCCAGACGCCAAATAATAGTCTGCACCGTCCTCATTATTTCTGGGGACAGGCGAGACTACTGATGGTGACGGTTTCTTATACGAATCATCAAGCGAGAAACCAAATAGTTGTGCCATTGTATAACTTTTATACCTTTAGTGGTATTTATATTATAACTTAAACTGTGATATTTATCAACTATTAACCAGTGATGTTACTTCCTGACTCAACAGTCCAGTAAATGTAATTAAATGTGACTTGAAACTCTTCAATCTGATCTGTAGCACCGTAATCAAGAGGTATTGAACTAACGACGCCTGGATAAATTCCAAAGAACTTATACTGTCTGATCTGTTGCATATTATCAGCACCAGAACTTAACTGACCTGAGTTGTCATTAACTCTACCTAACTGAGTTACAAACGCATCAGTTTGATATCCAGCTGGGTTGGTGATACCACCATCAAACTGTAAATCATTGATTGAGTTACTCCACTGTTCCATAGTATCCCTTATATTAAAGGATGTGTCGTTGATAACTGTAACTGTCCAAGGATCAAATGTACGATCCCCTGCTACTGGAAGAACACGACCTCTAAATGGAACTGGAATATTTCCAAGATTAGCAGCTGGTATTTCTGCTGCTTTGACCATAAATCTCATGTCTGTATCAACATCACCGACTTTAGAAACTGATTCGGGAATAGTGATATTTACCTCAAAGAAATTAGGTCTTGCACCACCACCTACAAGTCTATCTCTAAAATTAGTGATAGACCTACTATTAAATGTAATGTTGTCGATTGCCATTTTCTTTTTTTTAACTCCTTTTGTTATTTAGATGGACTTTGATTAAACTCGACCAATGACTTCAGAGAAGCTAACACCAGTTCTAGTTGCAACAAAGGTTAGACCAATGAAGTTGATAGAACGTGCTGGTTTGATAAAGATATCAGCCTTAAACTCGTTTCCATCAATCACATCTGGAGTGTTGTTTGTTTCATCACAGATGACTACAAAGTCTGAGATTCCTCTCTTAGATTGAACTCCACGAAGGAATGGTTCAACAATATTACGGAAATTGGATCTTGTGATCTCATCGTTGAACTCAAAGAGTTGAGTTCTTGCAGCGATTTCAATTCTTGCTTCTAGGTTCAAGAACAGACGACGTACGTTGATTCTGTCAAATGCAGACGCAATTGCAAGTCCAGTCTTATCACCAAATAGAATGAATCCACCGCCAGGTGAGAATATAACTGGGTTAATTCTCTTGACATATAAAGAATCTCTCTCTACTTTATTGGGATTATATGCAAGTTTAACAGTGTTCAAGATATTTCCTCTTTGAGGCCCAGCAGGTGAGAACCAAGGGAACTGTTCTTCAGATGTTCTCGCCATCAATCCAGCAATGTCACCATTGAGTGGCATAAATCTGAATGCGTTATTAAATCTATCAAACTGATACTTGTAACCAGAGTCAAAGACCGCAAAGGATGATGATGTAATTGGATCAAAGAACTGTATAACATTCTTAGTTTGTGTCTTTGCGTTAGTTACATTAACAACTGTCTCTCTATTTGGAGAGATAACTGCTAAACAATCCTTTCTCTGTTCTGCAATAGCAATTAATTTATTTGCTTTTGCTTGTGATTCTGACTGACTACCTGTAATGCCAGGGCCGTTAAGTAAGAAGTTAATTGCATACTCTGCTTCATTTTCAAATACTTCGTAACCACCGATTATGTTTCCAAGAGATGTTGAGTAACCACCCTCTGTGCTTACACCAGAGTAATCTTTACCACCTTGTAACTCATATAGTTTGTTACCTACAAAGTTAAAGTCTACATCTTGTGCATCCTGACTCCAAGTGTTAGATACTGATGATGATGGGGTAAACGCAGTTATAATACCAGATGCTATTGATCCGTTTCCTGTTGCGATTCCAACAAAGATGTTGTTAGATTGTTCTGAAACTTTATTCTTATAATAGATTGCATCTCCGAAAGAGTTTTTTGCATCATCTGCCTTTGATAAGAAAGTAAACTTTTCAAGAATCGCACCTGTTGCTCCAGATATTTTTCCACTATCATCAATTACAACAATGTGAAGTTCGTCATTTGAACTGTTTCTAGCAGCAGCAAATCCACTTGTGCCTGGTTTTTCAGCAATCTCTTTCCATTGCAAAGCACCATTACTTAATTGAATGTACTGATTATCATACCAGTCATCAACTTGGAAGATTGTTCCACAAGTTGAAATACCAGCGTCAGGGTTTGCAATAGTAGAACTACTAGTTGAAAATAGAACGCCAGGGCCAGGTAATGTATTACTTGTCTTTGTTCCTGTTGTAAATGCGAAGATTCCATCTTCTGTGTAATTTACTGGGAATATTGTTCCAGCAGCAGATACACGGTTTACAACCTTAACATCAACTGTACTTGCACCAACACCAGTAACTATACCTTGAATGTATCCATCTGCGGTTGATGTTGTGCCAGGGCCAACAATTGTTCCACTGATAGGTTGTGTAACTGCCATACCAACAGTAACATTGTTCACCAAATGAGGTGTAACATGAAGTTGTTGATCTGCAGCACCATCGATATATGCAACTTTCATTCCGTTTGCATATGAGCCTGGATTTCTTGCAGCTAATCTATATGTAACAGCGTCTTCGTAATTATTTTGATAATCTTCAAAAGATTTAATTTTAAGACTTGAAGTTGATCCAATACCTGTTGGATGTGTTGAAGGCATACCTCCAACGTTTGCGTTGTTTAAATTAGCACCGTCTGCTCTAACGACTCTTAATATACCACCGTACTGTAGATAGTTTGCAGCAGTGTACCAATATTCGTATTGTCTATCGTTTGTTTTTGGTTTTCCAAAAAGATCGATCATATCTTGCTCATTCTCAATAAGCAAAGGTTCTAGTACAGGGCCTCTTTCAAAGGGGCCTACTATCGCACCTGTCTGATCACTTATGGAGTCAATTCTACCAACCGTAAGGTCAACTTCCCTAACCTTAACGCCTGGAGATACTAAACCTATGCCAGCCATGTTTTTCTCCGAAGTT